GAAGGTTGTCTGGGTATCTGGGCACCTTCTGCGACTGTATTTTCCCGTCCTTAAATCATGAATAAGAAAATTTATATTTCCGTGTCCTGAAACCTGTTTTAGTGAAGGATTGCTTCCCATGCCGTCCGATTGAAATTCGTATTTGCTATCCATTGAGCAAGCATCGCAATATGTCGGGCGTCGAGAGTAGAGATCGCATGGGCAGAATATCCCTTATTGCCACAGTAACACTCTATCATACTCGTCAACATCATCGCTTCCATTTGAAGCCGGTCTTGCAGAAAACGATTATCCGAGTTTAGTGCCCGCCGCTGGAGTGCCGCCGCGACTGCACGAATCTCGGGAATAGTAACTGTCGTCAATTCGACTCCAAACTGCACTAAGTGGCGATTGAATAGTCGAGGGAGTCTCTTGATGTTCTCTTTAATTGCGCATGAGAAAGGGCGTCGACTAGTGAATATAATACGATCATAGTTGGCAAGACGATTAATCGGTTGTGATCCCGTGGAGATAAGAATATACGACTTTTTGTGCGTTGTTTGCACAGCGGAAGTGCAGATAATGTTGGTAGCACCGACGAGATCGGCGTAGTATCGCGCCCATTCATCGCAACAGATAATACGTACAATAAGGTTAGTTGTGCGTTTTGACAGGAAATACAAAGAAGTAGCAAGGCGCTGATCTTCAACTTCAATGTCAACTATACAAGTGTCGACCGACTCAATGTAGTATAGTGTTTCCTCCGTGAGGGTGAGGATATTGCCCCCTGCGCGTGCGACGTACGACGACCAAGAAAAAGCAGACGAGCAGCCATGTTCTACAATTTCTGGTGGTAAATATGTGCCTTCCCTCTGAATACTACACGGAAACGATGATCGTAGATCGATACCATTGACGTGTACAGCTCCATGCAGAAGCGCTGCTGTGCTTGCTGCTCCGTGTCCAACACCAACGACTAAACAACGTTTATTGTTCAAATGGACACGGTGCTTCTGAAGCACAGATAGCCACATGTCGATTGCAGTTGAATATAATCCATAGCATCGTGTCAGCTTCGTAAGGAAAGAGTCAAGTCGTCTAGCGTCAGGAGATGTGTCCTCACAGGTATGAAGTGGCTGTTTCGTACCATCAATTTGTCGCTTCTCAAAAGTTACTACACCTGTCCGTGTGCGACGGCTGATCGGCGGACATATTGTGGGCTGCCGTAACGTTCTCGTATCAAGTTTGAGCTGACGCAATGCTCGGATTGCTTCAGCTGGAACTGCGTTGCAAAACTTGATGTCAAGATTGGCAGCATATGCAGTTCCATCGAGGTGGTTTCTCCCGGGACGCTCGGTTGCAAGACTTGACATGGTGGCGTGCAGTGATTGTATCCGTGTCAAGGTGCTGACATTTGACAATAGGGTTCGGCGCGCGGTTGCAATGAGGAGTCTTTGTCGTGAAGTTATGAGAAGGTGTTGGGAATCAGAGCTTCGTAGTGCGAGATTCGCGGTCCAGTGTGCCTCTGCAAGTCGTGTTCCGCGGGTCCCGTAATCGGCAAACAGAACTAGTGAGACTGGCGTTGTGAGCATCTCACGCGATCGGATTGATAGGGTCGCCCGATCATACAGGTAGCCAGCGAGAGCGTCCGCGCCAGGTCGAGCACCTTGAGCGCCGGGTTGCATTAGTACGAATTGCTCAGCAGCGAACTGAGTGCGCTGGAAATCAGGATGATGCATCAAGCGGGTTAATAGTGGAGACACGTTTCGGCACACGGTCAAAAGCACTTCTGGAAGTTTGACGTGCGCGTCGCGAGTAGCACTATGAACCGAGTAATAGATTGCCAGAGTCTGTACAGCATATGCCAGTCCAGTATCCAGGCATTTAAACGGTAAATGATTAAACTCCTTCATGTCGAACAGTTCGACCGGTGCATTTACTAGGGACGTACCAGCCAGCAATTTCCACTTCCTCATAAATGACTGTATGACGAAGTTGTAGACCAAGTCAAGCGGCTTCATCTGCTCTGCATCAACGTGCGGAATGGTTTCGCGAGGCGGTATAATCGGAATTTCCTTCACCATGAGTTCACTCACGTATACGAGCTTATTCGACGGCATAACATTCCAAGTCGCGGATCGACTTCCTGTGCAAGTCACTACAGCATCAGGTATTGGTATGTATGTGTCAGACATTTCGAATCCGATAGAAGCATTGCAGTCAAGCAATCCTGTATGCGTGAGAACTTGAAACAAATTAGTTAGCACAAGATAAAATTCTTGAAATGCAATGGGAAAGTCAAATTCGCCTCCGGATAGAATGCCTGCCTTGTCACTGCAAAAGTTCAAATGTGTCGGTACGGTACGTGACCCAAGTAGTGAAAAAGCGCTACTGTTGATTGCTTGATGACGATGCGCTGCTGTTCCGCCGTAAGAAGTAGGAAGGACTGTCATGAGCTGGCTAAGCGACCATGGTGAACGCGCGTGTGTGATTTGTGAAAGAATAGACTTAAATGTGTCTTCCGCCCCAAGCTCACTGGCTATTAAGACAAGACGTTTCAAGTCCTGCACGGTGCTCGATGATGTAGTAATTTTAAACCCATGATCCGAGACTTTTTGGCGAGTCTTAGTCCCGAAATTAGGAGGGTAGACTCCAAGTGTTCTGTGAAGGTTGTCTTCTTCGGCGCGGCTTGTGCACGTTATCATTGGTTTCTCTGAATTAGAATAGGCGATTTTGAAATCAAACGGGTTGTAGACGGCGATGCACTCATTTTTAACGCGTGAACCCCAGAGTGAACGCAATGACGAGCACAAATCAAAGATTGATTTCGTTTGATCGAAGCGAGCACCTTGTTGTGTCGCTCTTTTGTATCTGTCAAGGATGAATCTTATCAACTTGGCATTGGCAGACAGAATTTCGGTCGAGAAGTTCGGGTTTCCGGACACAGCATTAATCGTACGCGTCATTGTGAAACGTGACAATAAAGCGTCACGCACGCCACTCGGCGATAGACTATACACATCGCTCATGATTTGAGGATAAAATGGCTCGGTCTCTACAAGATTGTGTAGTAACGTGTCGCCTGCTGCCTGTGCATTGTCATTGAAAATGTCGCGTATCCAACGATTGTTAGTGAAATCCAGTATCCGGTCAGCCACCGCGTCCTTCACTAATCGCTTTAGGTCCTTTGGACGCTGTAGCGGAATCGAATGAGGATCGAGGATCAATTGTGTCAGATTCGGCGTCCGAGGAGAATACTCGCCTTTAATAAGCCTTTGAAGATCACGTGCAAGAATCGGGGAATCGCCGGAGAGTTGGCGCACGGCCGCTACGTCCCAGGTCAAATCGTCAACTTCACCTTTGAGAAAGAAACGCGTCCATGCCATCGTTGGAAGTCCGCCTAGTGATCCCGGTAAGAGTAATGCAAATTCGATTTTACTTTCGTCATTGAGCAGTTCTGCAAGGGCAGCGTGCTCAATCTGATAGTTCTCCGATCGGACTCGCGACGACAAGAACCTTAGCGTTTGAAATGTTTTCCAGAATATCGCGCGCGGCGTTTCGTAAACACTATCCGCGCACGCCATGCTGCATGCGCTGATGGCGGCGATTTCAGTACTGAGCGACGGCATGTCGATCTCTTCGCGTTTGAATGTTCGTGATGCAAATTTGAGGTTGTACAGAATGTGATTGCCTTCGACGTATATGTCTTTGCTGTAAGTCAATACAGTGGATGAATCGATGCATTCATCAGGTTTTACCTCATGATTCAACATTGAACATCGAAGTTCCATGACAGCTAAAAGTCTCCTTAGTTGATCGGCAGTGCTCACTCCTTCAGCGGGGGCAAAGTCAAGAGTGAATATTTGATTATCTCCTTGACCTGCCATCATAAACGACACGTTTTGATCATGGAGTACCCAGTACATCATTGCAATTGTACAAAGTGTCCACAATGCCTGCTGGATTCCTTCGAACCCGCCTAAATGCTTCCCGCGATACACCAAATCAGATTCCGGCCATTCAGTAACAGGGATATCAACGCGCGCGTAATCTGGTATTTTGTGTTTGTCTGTCATGACTATCGTAGCCTTCGTGAAGAATGGATGTGCCTGCGAAAATACGCCAGGTAATCCGAAAATGTCTTCAAGAATGCCTGCAATGCCTTGAACAGTCGTCTGTCGCCAACGTAAATTCCATCTCGAAAAGTCAACTTCTAATAGTGTTCGATTTCGCGACTTGGCATTCTTAACGAGATTGTACATGCGAGTTTTAGTTTCAGTGTTTGACATTGTCATGGTCTGTTGTGGCATGTATTTGGACATGAACATTTCTTTCAAGTTGTACTCGGTCGAAGTGAAAAACGTTCTCACCTCAAAAGGAAGTTTGCAGAAGCAGCGCGCTGCTGTCTTGAGTTCGCGTTCTTTTTGTGTCAATTCAACAACATACTCGTCAGGTGTAAATCTTCCGCGTCGCAGTCTTTCGATCATCTGACGTGTGTCGAAATGTTCCAATTCCAGAATCTTTTGAAGCAAGCGCCTTGATTCTCCTCGAGATCCGCCGTACCAAAACCGTGACATTTCACGTGCTCCTGGACAGATAGCCTTATCGTCGAGAAACTTTAAGTAATCCTCCGAGTAATCGTATTCGACAAATTTATCAAAAACAATAGCATCCAAATCAGACAGAGGATAACATCCGAGAGGTAAGCTGGTGACTTGATTAACGAAATGCCGTCTCAACTGTGTGTCCAATGCAGGCGGACATTTCAAAGGCGGCCACGATTGGTGCTCATTCAAATAACCAGCCAGAGTCATGTGCTTGAACATTCGCTCCATCTTTCGGACGGCAGCGATAGAAATAGTACCAAGAGGTAGTGCTTCATCACGCACTGATGCCAGCGACTTTTCAGCGTATACAACGGGGTGACCGGAGAGCTTTGATAACCCGAATAGTTCTGCTGCATCCATAATATTCGACACTCCTAGAACAATTGAATGAAGCGCATCAATACACTCAGTTGAATGTTCGATCTTCCGTTCCTTTTCCTTCATTTTATCAAGGGTGCGATCGTATGAGGAGTAGTTTAGTAAGTCGCCGTCCGTGAGTGAGTTAAGCCATGCCTTGAACACGGCTTCGGGTGCCTTCACGAGTTCGAACCCAATATTTCCATAGCGTCTGAGGACTCGTTCCTGCCAGGCAAGAATTGAGTCAACATGACGCGAAAGCATTGACGTCCCATTGTGGAACTTGAATTGTAAGGCGAGCTCAACGTTGTGCCGCGCGTGGCAGCAATCTTGGATCATCTGCAGCTGCTCGTATGTCATGAGTTGCCAGTGATCTAATTCATCCGTTTTGATTATCAAGAAGCCGTCTCCGCATACAAATCGCACCGGTCCAATTGTGTATTTCTTCCTTTGAGTATGTGTTTTGTACTGTCGACGATACTTCTCTACAATATCGGACCAGAGTTGAACACGACTAGCTGACTGCACAACGCGATGATTGAACCGTCCAGGTGGAGTATAATAGTTGATGAATTCTGCAATCTTCTGCTTCGACAGGATTCCTTGCAACTCTCGAGAATATGCATGCAACTCTTTGAGATATATGTTGCGAGCAATTCGGAGGTCAGTCTGAAGCCGCTCTGGGCGTTCACCTGTGAGCTGGTAAAGCATCGGATATTTCTTGGCCTCGAGTATCTCCGGTTCATGAAGACAATAGTCGAGCATGTCACTGTATTGTAATACGGAGTTTCGAATGGAGGAATAGGTGTGTTCAGGATGAGTGCGGAGAAAGTTGTGTACCGCAGTCGTTCTTCGAGGATCGCGTGTCGTAGTCTTGACATTCTTGTTCACGACAATTGTCTCTGAAAGAATTTGCTTCAATCGCTCCAGTAAGGAGATGGTGATCGGCGAGTCCAGGTGTTTTTCAGGCACGAGTGCTCGCGGGCGGACTGCATGCTCGTCGAGCGCAATAGACACGTCGCCTATGTCTTCTGGTGATGAGTATTCCATGGTTAAGTTTTGTAAACAAGAGCTGTGCGAAGCGAGGACCTACATACCC